TCCCGACATGGAAGAAGCAATTAAAAATGCGAAAGAAACTTCAATTGCTCCCAGTGTTGAGTCGGTTAGGCATGGATTACATGACCAGATAGTTACTCAAGAAGATATAGAATCTCATAGGGTAGGAAATAAGAATGAAAGGCTTTTAGAGATCATTGAGCGTTATACTAGAATCAAGGTTATGCATTACAGAACCTTTGATCCCCAGCTTAATGATGAGAAAATATTGAGTCAGGAGGAATATGACCAGTATATCGCGCAGGAAGCCTTTAAGATTTACAATAAGAATGAGCAACGGGTTATTACAGATCCTACCGAGGTCAAGAAGTACAAGAAGATCCATGAGGAATTTGGAGATACCTTTCATTTAGTCCAGAATCCTATCACCCAGGAACTCCATATGATGCAGGGTGAAGAAGGAATTGATGAAACTGTAATGGTAGATAGTACTACTGTCCTTCAGAAGTATACTTTCGCTGATCTTATCGAGACAGGAGACATACTATCTAGCCAGTTTGAGCTGGATAGGGTGAAACAGGTTGTTTCCATTGGTGGAGAGTTGATGTTTATCAATGTTCTCCCACTTGAGGATTATCCGATTATAACCATGATGAATAATCACAATCGCAATCCTTACCCAATTAGCGATGTTACAATGGTTAAAGGACTTCAAGAGTACATAAATAAGATCAGATCGCTTATTGTTGCTCATGCATCTTCCTCAACCAATGTAAAATTGCTTATTCCCAGGGGATCAATGAACAAAAGGCAACTGGAAGAGGAATGGGGAAGAGCGGGTACGGCTGTTATAGAGTTTGATCCAGAGCTGGGGCAACCGATTGTAGCTGGCCCAGTACCACTTCCAAACGAACTATACAAGAATGAGTCAGACGCAAAAGCTGATATAGAAAGAATTTTAGGTATTTATGCCTTAATGCAAGGAGATCCCTCCAATATGCCGCAAACATATAAGGGAACACTTGCAATTGACGAATATGGTCAAAGAAGAATAAAATCGAAACGAGATGACATAGAAGAAGCAATCAATCAAACGGCAAAGATAGTAATACAGTATTTACAGGCTACCTATACGACTATGAAAGTGCTGAGATTGCTACAACCCAATCACGCACCAAAAGAAATAACTATCAATGAACCTATTTACGATGAAGTAAATGGGGAGTTTCTTGGGAAACTAAATGACATAACAGTTGGTAAGTATGATGTGGTTGTAGTATCTGGCTCAACTTTGCCATCTAATAGATATGCAAGATTTGAATATTACATGGAACTTTACAAAAATGGTATTATTGACCAATTTGAAGTTCTAAAACAAACTGATGTTGCGAATGTGGAAGATGTAGTTAATAGAAACTCTAAACTAGCTCAACTACAACGACAGGTTCAATCCCAGCAAGGTCAGATTAAAGATTTGCGGGGCGACCTGCAGACAGCTAATCGTGAATTAGTTCACGCTAGGCAACGTGTCGAAGTGGAGAAGTTCAAGACAGACCTTCACGCATCGTCAACCAGGGCAGAGTTGGCAACTAAGCTACACTCGTCCAGAATGGATGATGAGTTGAAAAAGGTTAAGAATGTTGTTGCTGAAGATACAAACAACGGAATAATACCATTGGAGGAATAATGGAACAAGAAACAAGTAATGCTGGAGCTCAGGAAGTATTGGATGGATCATTTCAGTATGATAATCCTAGTGCAGATACCGTACAGCCCGAGCCTTCAATTACCCAGGCACCGCTAGAAATAGCAGAAGAAGTCCAAACCGAGCAGGGCAGTGAGGTTGCTGGACAGCAAGAGGAATCTGCAAAAGACGACCCTAATAGGATGGCATACTGGCAATCACAGGCAGACAAAGCCAAGAATGATGCACAAGCCATGGCTAAGGAACTGAATCTTTATAAGAGAGCAGTAGACGCTATGCAAAATAATGCACCAGTCTCCAACAGAACACAACCTAGGCCACAGGATGATCTGTTGAAGGAGCCCCTGCCACCAGAAAAACCCGTATCCTATAATGAGGTCGATGCGTATAATGATCCTGAGAGCGATTCTTTCAATTTCAGAATGTCAAAAGAGAAGTATCAAGACCAGCGTTATGAGTATTTAAAACGCCTGGAGCATGCAAGGCAGATTGTCCAAGATAGGAAAATGGCCGAGCAGCAAAACGATGCTATGATCGGACAGGCTTACGTACAAGCAAAGAATGCGTATGGCTGGAATGACGGCAAAACTACTGAGTTTATCAGATGGGCGCAAGATCCCTCAAACGTAACTCTTGATGTTCTCGCAAAGCTATTTGAAATACAGAACGCTCCTTCACCCGAGAGGGTAGCAAGTCAGCAAAGAGTACAAGACTTCACACAACAGGCACAGGCAGTCAAGGTTCCGACTACAGCAGTAGCTCAACCTGGAGTGCAAACACCGCCTGTTTCAGATGAAGACATGTTCAATGCTTCGCTACTTTCTCATAGCACAGTAAGGAAATAATAATGGCTGCAGTAGCAAAGAACCTTAGTGGCTCAGGAGTATTATTCACAGATCGGCGGGATTTCTATATCAGTCCACAGGTTATAAAAGAACTCTGGACGGATGTAGCACCCTTTACTACGGTAGTGGCCAATCGTGAACAAAGAACTCCAACAGATCCACTATTTAAGATGTTCGAGCATCGCAACCCATGGCAAAAGCAGGAATTTTCATCTGCAACTGATGTCGCAAGTTTGGCAGCAGGTGATTCCGCAAGTGGAAACATGGATGTTGACGGGATTACAGGACTTTCATCCTCTTGTGATGATTCCTGGTTAGGGCTCGTATGTCAGGTATGGAATGAAGACAAAGATACCCTTAGAGGGTTGGCTGTTGTTTCATCAATAACAGACTCTAACACGATTAAGTATAAAAACTTAAATCATGCTAGTAATGCTTTAGATGTAGCTGATAATGACGTATTCGTTGTTGTCGGTAATGCACACGGAGAGGGTACAACCGCTCCCGAAGCTTGGTCTGATGAACTGAATGTAGTTTATAACTCCACTCAGATCTTCAAAACCTCGCTACAAATCACTGGTACTCTAGAAGCTGCCGCTCTTCGCGGCGAATCTTCAGAACTAGCTCGTTTACGTCTAATGAAGTCTCAAGAGCATAAGATCCAGAAAGAACGTGCGTTCTTGTTTGGTGGCTCCAGAGCAGGCACAAACCTGAGTACAGGCGGTGCAGGCTCCGAGACTTTCGCGGATGGAAGCACAACTGATGCTGATGGTAATACTGTACGTACTACCACAGGCGTAGTTGAAGCTATCAGAAGGTATGGCGCATCTAGCGGTGACGATCAGAACAACTTCACAATTAGTGAAGCGACATATAGCTATAACAGCTTTGTGGATGATATGGAAAAAGTTTTCCAGTATGTCCCAGAGGCTGGCTCTAAGATCGCTTTTGCTGGTCGTGGCGCAATGAGTTACTGGTCGAAAATAGAGGGTGCTTCTGGGCTCGCTGGCAGTTCTGGATGGAATATCCATATGGGGCCAACGGAACGGAACACATTGGGCTTTAATTATCGTCAGCTTGAGACACCTCACGGTGTCCTTATGCTGGTTCCAACACCTGTACTTCGTGGGCCTTACAATAAGTATATGGTCGTGGTTTCAGAAGAAAATCTGTTCCACTCTGTATATCGTCCACCTGTATATCAGACCAACATCAAAACTGATGATGCGTTTGACGGTGTGAAAGATCAGTACATGTCTGACGAAGGTGTGGGTATTACCCTGTTGGAATCTCATAAATTATTCAGTATAACTGATTAAGGGGGTTTATCATGGCAAGACCTTACATAGGAGGTACGATTGCGGCTGTCGAAAGTAAGACTTCAAGTTTTACCTATGGATCATCCGATCATGGTAAAACATTCGTCTTATCTGGAAGCGCAATTACTATCACACTACCCACCATGTCAAACACTTTCAAAGGACATAGCTTTAAAGTTATATCTGGCGATGATAGTGAGCATGTGATATCTGGTGGTGCAAGCCTAATCTATTATCACGGTAGTTATGGCACTGATCACGCATCCAATACTGGTAGAGACATTCATGAGACTGTATCATCTCTTACATTAAATGCTGGCGCAATTAATGATATGATTGATGTTTATTGTGATGGTACATACTGGTACTGTAGCGGATCAACAAAAGCTACTGTTGATGCGGCTTAACAATGAAGTCTAGCAGAACTAGGGGCAAATCGTATAAAGGGTTTGCCCCAAATCTGTTAAAAAAAGATGCAAACATTTAAACTACAGGTAGAGGATATGATAGGCAGAACAGTCTCAGACACTGATGGTCTGAATGACATGCTTACTGCTACTTCAAGAGAAGTGTCAGATTTTCTCCCAAGAGATGTTCTGATACGTAATGCAACTCTTGTTGAGTTTACTTCTAATCCATATTCTGTAGCCAACATGCGAATATTGGCTGTTTCAAGAAATGGGCATTACGCAAATGAAATTCCGTATGGGATGGCGACTAATGCTGGTGACTCTGGTAGTATCTATTTTGCAGACTCTACACAGAATAGAGATCCAATATTCTATTTCAAGGGTAGCGATCTGTATGTATTGCCTACTCCGACAGAGTCTTTAAAGGGTGAGATACTGAAGTTTAGTTATCCTACCGTGGTTCATTCCGATACGGGAGTTAGCAGCTTTCCAGATAGTGCTGAATACGCAATAACCCTGGGAGCGGCATCAAAATTTTTAAACAAGCTGGCAGCAGAAGATCATGCAGCAGAAGATATCGAGCTGGCTACCAGCACAACGGGACTCTCTCAGCAACTAGAAGCTGATTATGTGCGAGAGGGTACGAGAATAAAAGAGCAGAAATGACACAGCAACAAATGATTGATATGGTAAGGCAGCACCATCCTAACGTGACTGAAACACAGGCCAGGTTATGGTTGAATGCTGGACTGGATGAATTTTCAAGAAGGACTCGAATGCTTACTGGGGCTTTTACATTCTCTACTGTAGCGGATC